GTAAGGCAGCCGCCTCTCAGAACAGGGGCAAAACAGCCACGGCGGGCGAGCGGAAGCTGCCGGTGGGCCAGCGGTTCAAGAAGGGCCAGAGCGGCAACCCCGGCGGCCGGCCATCGATCAAGGGGCTTCGCGACTTCCTGGACGGGACCATGGCCGACGGCGCCACTCGCCGCGATCGGCAGTGGGACGCCCTCTTCCTCACCGCCATCGACCGTCGCCACCGCGACCACATGCGCGCCCAAGAGCTTCTGACCGCGTACGACCTCGGCAAGCCGGTGGCCCGGGTCGAGATGTCCGGCCCGGAAGGCGGGCCCGTTGAGATGGCGGACCCGGTCAGCATGCTCCTGCGGCGGATAGCGGAAAAGCAGAGCAAAGACGGGTCGGATGGGAGCGACGGTTCACCAGTCTGACCGGTCACGCCTCGACGAGATGATCGAGGCCGCCGGCGGCACCACGAGCTTCCAGGCCATCTGGGAGGAGCTGCCCAGGGAGGACAGGGAACAGGTCGCGTACACGTGGGAGCTGTTCGCCCGCCCGAAGCAGCTCGCGCCGCCTGGGAACTGGTCCACCTGGCTGGTACTGGCCGGCCGCGGGTGGGGCAAGACCCGCGTCGGCGGGGAATTCGTGCGCGGGGAAGTGGAGGCGGGCCGTGCAGGCCGCGTCGCGCTCGTCGCCCCGACCGCCGCCGACGCCCGCGACGTCATGGTGGAGGGTGAGAGCGGCATCCTCGCGATCTCGGCGCCGTCGTTTCGGCCGAAGTACGAGCCATCGAAGCGGCGTGTGACCTGGCCAAACGGAGCGATCGCGACCCTCTACTCGGCGGACGAGCCAGACCGCCTCCGCGGGCCCCAGCACGACCTGGCGTGGGCCGATGAGATCGCGGCCTGGAAGTACGACCAGGAGGCGTGGGACATGCTGCAGTTCGGGCTGCGGCTCGGGCCGAACCCCCGAACGGTTGCGACGACGACCCCCCGGCCGACGCCGTTCGTGCGCGAGCTCAGGGCCGATCCCACCACGGTCGTTCGCGGCGGCAGCACGTACGAGAACGCCGACAACCTGGCCGGCGGGTTCCTCGACAAGGTCAAGAAGCGGTACGAGGGGACCCGCCTCGGTCGCCAAGAGATCCACGCCGAGGTCCTCGACGACAATCCGGGGGCGCTCTGGAAGCTGGCGCAGATAGATGCCCTGCGCATTCGCGTGGCACCAGAACTGAAGCGGGTGGGCGTGGGCATTGACCCGGCGGTGAGCCACGACGAGGCCAGCAACGAGACCGGTATCGTGGCCGGCGGTGTTGGCGTTTGTCGCTGCAGGGGAGAGCCGGAGATGCACGCGTTCATCCTCATGGACGAGTCGGGCACGTTCACGCCTGCGGGCTGGGCCGCCGCGGCGATCCGCTGCTACGACGAGACGAAGGCCGACCGCATGATCCCCGAGATCAACCAGGGCGGCGATCTGGTCGAGGCCAACATCCGCGCGAACGGGGGGACACACGTCAACGTCCGCCCGGTGCATGCGGCCAAGGGCAAGCACACCCGGGCCGAGCCGGTGGCCGCGCTCTACGAGCAGGGCAAGGTCCATCACGTGGGCGCCTTCGGAAAGCTCGAAGACCAGATGACCCAGTGGAACCCAATGATGGACGCCCGATCGCCGGATCGCGTGGACGCGCTCGTCCATTTGCTGACGGAGCTGATGCTCGGTCCGGCGCCGGCGACCTACCAGGCGCCGAAGCGGACCATCATGCCCCGCCGCATCTGACGCTGTGGCGTACTTGTAGGCACAACATAGCCATAAACTGCCCGAGCAAAGCTGCATGCTGCAAAGTTGTCGTCGTGGCTTCAGCGCGCCCGAGCGTCCAACGTTTCCGTGACAACCCAGTCGTCACGCAGTGGCGAACGCACGATCGGCTGGAGCAGTTCACGGCGATCCTGACCCAGCACGACTTCGGCAGCTTCCGCGAATCCGCCGGCCTCGTCGACGAGATGATGACGGACGACCGGATCTCCGGCGTGATGAACACCCGGGTCGCGGCGCTCAAGGCGAGCCCGCTGGAGTTCAAGGCCGCGCGGGACAAGCGCATGGAGCGGAAGCTGGCGGATATCCTTGGCGGCAAGGACGACGCCCAGGGCATTTGGCGCCGAATCGCTCCGCCCGAGGCGATCGGGGACCTGCTGAAGTGGGCGCGGTTCATGGGCGTCGCCGTCGCCGAGATCGTTTGGTCGCGAACCGAGACGGAGTGGACGCCGCGCCTCATCCCCTGGCACCCGCGGCACCTGCGCTGGGACTGGACGAAGCGGACCTTCGTGATGCAGACGATGTCCGGAGAGGTCGTGCTCCCGCGGCCAGACGAGCAGCCGAACGGTGACGGCAAGTGGCTGGTCTGGTGTCCGAGCGGCGTACAGCAGGGCTGGCTCAACGGGATGGTGCGCTCGCTGGCGCTCGCGTACCTCGCTCGCAGCTGGAACTTCCGCGACTGGAGCCGCTATTGCGAGAAGCACGGCATGGCGATCCTGGTCGGCATGGTTCCTCCGGGAAACCCGGCGGAGCGCGCGGACTTTCAGAGCCAGCTCGAAAACGTCGGCAATGAGTCCGCGGTCATCGCGCCGCAGGGCGAGGACGCGGGGCAGCCAGGCTTCGATGTGAAGCTGGTCGAGGCCGTCGCCAAGACCTACGAGACCTTCAAGGACTTCAAGGCGGCGATCGACGTCGACATCGCGGTCGCTGTCCTTGGCCAGAACCTGACCACCGAGGTCCAGGGAGGCAGCCGCGCGGCCGCTGCGATCCAGAATCTCGTGCGATTGGACAAGGCCGTCGAGGACGCGGAGCTCGGTCCAGTGATTCGCGACCAGGTGCTGACGTGGTGGGCGGCCTACAACTTCGGCGATCCCGACCTCGCACCCCGCACCGAGTTCCAGGTGCTGCCGCCCGAGGATGATCTGGCGGAGGCCCAGGCGATGAAGGTCTTGGGCGAGGCCGTCGTGTCGCTCTACACGGCCGAGCCACGCGTGGACGGGGCCGCCATCTTGGAGAAGCACGGCGTGCCGATGATCTCCGAGGAGGAGCTGGCGGCGATCCAGGCGGCAGAGGAAGAGGCGGCGCCACCGCCGGGCGACGACAACGAAGGGCCCCCGCTGGCCGCCGGTGGCGCCGCAGACGAAGAAGGCAAGGACCCGGCCACGGCGGCGCTGAGCATGTCCGCAGGGGTCGTCGCGCGGTACACGTTCGCGGGGCTCCCCATTGCCGTCGAGAACCCCGCCAAGACGATCCGCCAGTGGACCGGCGCTAACGGCGAGGCGGGCGCGACGCGGATGCTCCTCGATTACGGGTTCATCGAAGGGCACCTGTCAGGGGATGGCAACGAGCTGGACGTGTACATCGGCCCGAACGATGCCGCGCGCGACGTCTACGTCGTTCATCAGCTCAAGGCGCCCGACTTCCGCGCCCATGACGAGGACAAGTGCTTTATCGGATTCGACAGTGCAGACGAGGCGAAGGCCGCGTTCCTGATGCATCGGAACGACGGCGATCGCGCGTTCGGAAGTATGTCCGTGATCCCGCTTGAGCGATTCATGTCGAAGCTGCGCCGGCGCGGGTCCGAGACGACGAACAAGATCCGAGCGAGCGGGCATGGGCGCCCGGACGTCGTCGCCGCGCTGATGCGCCTTGTGGCCCGATCGAGCGCCGTCACGGCAAGCGCGCCGCGAACGGTTGCTGGCCGAAAGCGCGCCGCCAAGTACGAGGACCTCGTCATGCAGCGGCACCGCAAGATCGCCGCGAAGGCACTGGCGGTCGACCTCGCCGCAATCAAAGGCGAGATCGACAAGGCCACCGACTTCGCCGATCTGCGGAAGCGGATCATCGCCCGGTTCCGAAAGATGGATCCAGCGAGGCTCGCCACCGTCGTCAAGAAGGCGAACATCCTCGGGCATCTCTCGGGGCGCCTCGCGGCCGTCGAAGAGGTCTGAGAATTACCGGCACTCGCCGCCGCCTGCCTATCGTGGTGGCTCATTAGCGCGGAAGCGGGACGGAGAGCCCGTCATGCATGGCTCCTGGTCGGTCAGTGTCCGCGTGAGACCAGAGAAGAACTCCCGAATAAGGGAGCTTCTGCGGGCAGGGCAAACGGCAAGCCGCCTGGCTCATAACCAGGAGATACGTGGTTCAATTCCACGGTCCGCAACTCCGGGGCCGAAATAGTATCGACGTGCAGGACGTAGCGATGGAACGCGAGCCGCGGCGCCCGCGTCGAGGGGCTCCTCTACCGCCTCGACGACGTGGACCTCCGCGCGCTCGATCGCTTCGAGGGCCACCCCTTCGCCTACGAGCGCGTCGTGAAGATGGTGCTCGACGAGCACGGGCAACGTCGCCGCGCGACGACGTACTTGCAGCCCGAGGACGGGTTCGAGACCTGGGTGCTCGCAGCCCGGCTACTTCCGCGTCCTGTGGCGCGCGTACGACCGCCTGGGCCTCGACGTCGCACCACTGGCGACCGCAGCGGGGGTGGAGCCATGAACGCGCCCAAGGGCCAGCGTGGCGCGCCCACGCGCGTCTTCGTGTACGGGACGCTCCTCGCCGGCGAGCCGAACCATCGGCTGCTCGTGGGCGTCTCGAACGTTTCGGCGTGTCTCCTCGACGGCGCCTCCTGTTCCATGGTGCGCCGGGCTGCGGCAAGACCCTCGCAGCGGCGGTGCTCGCAGGCGAGATGGGGCTGCCGTTGATGACGGTGCGGTTTGACGCGCTCTTCTCGCGGTTCCTCGGAGCGACCGCCATCCAGCTGCGCGCGATCTTCGCGGAGATGCCGAGGCGGCCGGGCGTCTATCTGTTCGACGAGTTCGACTCGGTGGCCCTCTACGCGGACCTCGGGTCGGCAGTCGAGCACGGCGCGCACGTCGCAAGGCACTGGATCCAGGGCAGCAGACTCCTCGCTAGGCCGCACGGCGGGACAGCCGCTGATGCGAGCCACGAGAAGTGGCCCGTGCTCACTCACGGAGCGGTCCGCGCCGCCGAGGACGCGGACTCCCAGCCGCGCAACCGCGTTTTCACGATGGCCGTCACGCGCACGATGCAGGACCCGCCGTTCACAGAACCGGTGCCGACGCTGTGGAGTCACGCGGTGGACCGAACGATAACTCGTCCGCCGAGCCGATGCGCGCCGCAGCCTAAGAACTGAGACGAGCAGAAGCGCCGCCGCTGGGGCGGGGCAACAGAATCCAGCAACCAGCCGGGAGGTTCCCGGACGAAAACACGGCAGTCCCTGCGGCCGTTGTTGGGAATGAAAGACGGGGTGGTGGAGGGCTTTATTGCGGAGGTTGTCGACACATCCCGCCCCCGAAAAGTCGGCAACGCTCGTAATTCGGACCGACGCAAAGCCAGTGCGGACCCGGGGGCAGTACCCGGCGGCTCCACAATTAAATAGCCCGGAACTACCGGACGCCGGTTTGGCGCCGCCACCATTGCGGCATGGACTCGATCAGCGAAGTTCTGACCTGGCAGTTCTGGGTCGCGGCGATCTGCGTCTCGGCGTTGATGACCGCGGTCAAGAAGACGATCAAGGCCACGGCGCCGCAGCTGCGCTGTGGGTCCTGGTACAAGGCCGCGATGACCTGGCAGAACCTGGTCTGGGGTGCGATCGTCGCGCTGCCGCCAGGCTTCCTGAAGGGCGACACCATCGGCCAACGGATGATCGTCGGCGTCGCCGCCGGCACCGTTTCCCACGTCGTCTACCACGGGCTGCTAAAGCGCCTCGGTGTCGGGATGCAACGTAGTGGCAAGCGCGGCGCGGTCCCTTCCGAAGAGATCACCTCGCCCGACCGACTGCCCACCAAGCCGTAAGCGATGCCCGAGCGGCTCCCATCCCCCGACCGCTTCGACGAGGCGGTTAAGGCGTTCCGCAGGCGGGTCCCTATGACGGACGCGCAGTTCGATCGGCTGGACGCCGCGGCGCAGTCGCACGCCTTCAAGGTCGCCGGCGTCGCGGACGCCCGGCTCGTGCAGGAGACGTTCGACGCAATCGACCGGGCGGTCGAGAACGGAACCACGTTCAAGGACTTCAAGGTCGATGTGGGCGCGAAGCTCGAGGAGGCCTGGGGCGGTGAGGACGCCCCCCGGCTGGAGACGGTATTCCGCACCAACGTGATGACGGCCTACAACGACGGGCGCGACGCGATCTTCGATCACCCCGAGGTCAAAAAGGCGCGGCCGTTCAGGCGATTCGACGCGGTCGGCGACAGTAGAGACTGTCCGATCTGCGAACCACTCGACGGGACGATCCTGCCTGCCGACGATCCTTTCTGGGAGCGCCACAAGCTCCCCCTCCACCCGAATTGCCGGTGTGAATCGGTCGCGCTCTCTCCCGAAGAGGCAGACGACGAGGGGGTCGACGACGAGGCGCCAGAGGCGGAGCCACCGGCGGAGGGCTTCGGCACGCGTGAGGAGTTCGAGCCCGACTACTCGTCCTTCTCTCCCGAGGTCGCTGGCGTGCTCCGCGACAAGCTCGACGAGTAGCCCCGAATACTGGAAGCAGGGTTTAGCGCGAGCACAGTGAACGCAACGATGGTGGCGAAGCGCAAGCAGGGGCCCCGGACGGACACGGCGATGCTCTCGCTGTCGTTCGTGTTTGGGGACGCCCATGCCCCACCGTCGGAGTTCCGCATCTTCTCGATGGGCATCAACCCGTCGGAGAAGGGCGACTTCCTCTTCGACGAGCGGGCCGCGGCCAGCGTGATGATGGAGTACCAGCGGCACGGAAAGCCGATGCTGCTGGACTTCAACCACGGGACCACGTTCAAGGAGCCGACTCCCGAGCAGGCAATCGCCGCCGGGGAGTTCATCCCGGAGGTGCGCGCGGACGGTTTGTACGCGACGCAGATTCAGTGGACGCCGCGGGCCGAGACGCTCCTGCGCGCGAAAGAATACCGGCTTTTCTCGCCTTTCTTCGAGCATGACAAGCAGACCGGTCGGGTCCTCCGGCTGATCAACTGCGCGCTCACCAACCTGCCCGCGCTGGACGGCATCGCGCCGCTTGTCGCGGCATCCGCAACCACAGGAGACGACGAGATGGAAACTTGCACCGCATGCAGCGCCCTCACCGCCAAGCTCACCAAGATGGAAGAGGAGTGCTCGGCTCTGCGGGCAAGCCTCAGCGCCTTCCAAGAGAAGGAAGAGGAAAAGGCCAGCGCCGTCGCCCTGCGCGCGAACGTCTTCGCCATCACCGGCAAGAGCGACACCGAGGGTGCCCTGGGCGTCCTGCAGGCGCTCCGCGCGTCGACTGACGATCTCGCCCGCGTGAAGGGTCAGCTCGAGGCCGAGCAGACCGCGAAGCTGTCGGCCGATTTCGCGGGCGCGCTGAACCAGGCTTGCAAGGACGGCAAGATCCCGCCCGCGCAGCGCGCGCTCTGGGAGGGCTTCGCCAAGGAGGACGGTCACGCGAAGGCGCTGGCTCGCCTCACCGCATTCGCAGAGACCGCCGTCGTCGTTGCGCCTGGTCGCACCGTCGAGGCGCCGACCGCAACGGTCGCCCTGTCCGCCATTGAACAGGAGATCGCCGCTCGCACCGGATCGAGCGTCGAGGGCCTGCGCAAGTACAAAGAGAAAAAGTTCGGCGGGGCGGCCTAGGCCGACGCCACCAGTTCAACGCTCCCACCAACACACGACGAGGTCATAGAAAATGGCTCTATCTCAAGCTCGCGCCACGAAGCAGATGCTCGGCACTCCCCTGCCGGAGATCCTCGGGCCCCCCGTAAAGGGGAACGTGAAGATCTACCAGGGCTCCCTGGTGGTCCTCGACGCCGGGTACGCAAAGCCGGGAGTCACCGGCACCGCGCTCCTGGCGGCCGGCATGGCGCTGGAAACGGTCGACAACACCGGCGAAGCTGACGGCTTCAAGACCGTGCAGGTCCGCCCCGGTTGCTTCCGCTGGAAGAACTCGACCAGCACGGACGAGATCACTCAGGCGGAGGTCGGCACGCTGGCCTGGGTCGTCGACGACCAGACGGTCGCGAAGACCAGTGCCACCGACACCCGATCGATTGCCGGCACCATCGTTGCCATCGATGACTCGGGCGTTTGGGTGCAGACCGCACTCGTGTCTGCGGTCGACGGCACCGCGCTCTCGGCCGAGATCACCACGCGCGCGGCTTTCGCGACGGACCTCGCCGCGACGACCAACGGCGACGGCGCCTCGCTCGTCGGCATCGAAGATGCTGCGGGTCTGTACACGGGCACCACCGTCGAAGCGGCGATGGCCGAAAAGCTCACCGGCCTGCGGGTTGCCAACCTGGCCGACGACGCCGTCATCGGCGGCATCGAGGTCACCACGATCGTCGCGGTGCCTGACGGCGCCACGGGTGACGTCAACGTGACACTGACCCACAAGACCGAGATCACCTCGATCGAGGTCGTGAAGACGGCCGCCGCTGGCGGCGCCTCCGACACCATCACCGTGAAGAACGGCGCCACCGCGATCACCGACGCGATGGACATCAACGTCATCGACAAGACGGTCGTTCGCCCGACCACCATCGACGACGCTCAGACTGTCATCTCGGCCGCCGGGACCCTACGGGTCACCCGCACCAAGGTCAGCGCGGCGAACGTCGCCTGTCGAGTCATCGTCCGCGGCGTCCGCCGCGCCTAACCCCGCTGTTCGCAACAAACACTCCGGAGAGAGACAGCAATGCTGATCAACAAAACGAATCTCGACTTCCTCTTCCAGCAGTGGGACCAGCGGTACCAGGCTGCGTACCAGTCGATCCCTACCTACCAGCAGCTCTACTCGACGCTTATGCCGTCGAGCACGGACCGCAACGTCCACTCGTGGCTCGCCCAGCAGACCGGTCTGCGCAAGTGGATCGGCGCTCGGCAGATCGAAAGCATCGTGGCCCGTGACTACACGCTGCGAAACGAGGACTACGAAAAGACGATCGGGATCGAGCGAAACAAGATCGCCGATGACACCTACGGCGTGTTCGGCACGGCCGTCGACGATCTCGGCGAGCAGGCGCGTATGTGGCCCGACGATGTGATGACCCAGGTGGTCGAGGCCGGGACTACCGAGGAGTGTTACGACGGGCAGTACTTCTTCGACACCGACCACCCGGTCGATCTCGACGACTCTTCGAAGGGCACCTACTCGAACAAGCTGGTGGGCACGGCCTACGACTTCGCCACCGACCCAATCGGCGCCTACAAGCTCGGCCGCGCGGCCGGCATGAAGTTTGTCGGGGAGTCCGGGCGCCCGCTCGGTATCCTCTTTGACACGCTCATGGTCCCCGCCGACCTGGAGGAGCCTGCTCTGCGGCTTGCGAACGCCCAGCTGAACGCCCAGGCCATT